GTCTAAATTGAAATTGGCTCATGCCGCTACGTTTAAAACTGAAGTAAAAATTCCTGTTCCTGCCGGCGAGCCTTTGGCTGTCGAATTTGAGTTTGTGTGGAAAAGCCGCCCTGCGTTGGTGGAATTGGGCGACAAACTCAAGGACCGCTCTGTCAGTGATTCTGAAATTGTTTTGGGCATCGTTAAATCTTGGGGCTTCGATGATGAGCTGAATGCTGAGAATGTTGCCTACCTCTTGGATGAATATCCTCGTTCCGGCGGTGCGATTATCGATGCCTATTATTTGGCTTATGACGGCGCACGCGAAAAAAACTAATTGCCGCCGTTCGGGCGATGTTTTCTGACGATGAGAAGACGGTATCTGCGTTGAGCCTTTTCGGGTTTGATGATTCCGACGTCTTGTCTGATGAGGTGGAGGTGTGGCCGAACAATTGGGAGGCGGTGCAGTTGTTTTTGGCGGTGTCGGGTCAGTGGCGAGTTAGCATGGCGGGTGCCTACGCGTTGGATTACAACGCCGTTGATGTTGCTATGGATATGATGGGTGTCAAAAAACGCCGCCGAAAAAAGTTGTTTGGTTTTTTGCGCGTGATGGAACGCGAGGCTTTGTCGATAATGGGTGAAAAGAAGGATGGCTGAAAATACGATTAAGGCCGGGTTGGATGTCACCGAAATTGAGTATGGTGCGAAGAAGGCAGGAGTCGCGCTGCGCAATATCGGCAAGGCGGCGAAGGAAGCCGGTAAGGAATCGGCAGCAGGCGCGGCGGCGGTAGCGGCCGGGTATGATAAGGCTGGCAAAGAGGCCGAACGGCTGACCAAGAAGCAGGAGCGTGCGACTCAGTCGATTATTAATTCTGTGCAGCGCGAAATCGCAGTGCGTGAAGCCGGTGGCCGTGGTACGGCTGCTTATTATGAGACGTTGGCGCGGCAACGCGGCGCGGATGTGGCCAAAATCCGTGAGGTGACGAAATCTCTGAAGCAGCAGGAGAATCAGCTTAAGCTGAACAACATTACTGTTGGGCAATACAACAGCGCAATGCGGATGGTTCCGGCGCAGTTCACGGATATTGTTACGCAGTTGGCCGGCGGTCAGAATCCGTTTATGGTTGCCTTGCAACAAGGCGGTCAGCTCCGTGATTCGTTCGGCGGCTTCGGTAATATGTTCAAGGGATTGGCGGCGAGTATCAATCCGGCGACGGTGGCTATTGCCGGCTTGGTTGCCGGATTAGGGGCTGTCGGTAAGGCGTATTACGACGGTTCGGAGGAATCGCAACGGTTTTCTGCGGCTGTGATTCTTGCCGGTGGTAGCGCAGGCGCATCGGCCGGTAAGCTGTTGTCGGTTGCCGATTCTGTCGGGCGGACAACGGGTAGCTGGTCTGATGCGCGTGAGGCGATTTTGCTGTTTGTGCAGTCGGGCGAGGTAGCCTCTGAGAATTATGGCCGTTTCGCGGAATCCGTGGTCTTGCAGTCAAAGGTGACTGGCAAGAGCGTGGAGGATTTGGCGCGTGTTTATGAGGAAATCGCAGACGATCCATTGAAGGCAGTCGTCAAGTTTTCGCGTGTTTACCAAACGCTGAATGCAGATGTCTATGAGCAGGCGCGTGCTTTGATTGAGCAAGGCAGACAGCAGGAGGCTGTTGCGCTTGTTCAAGGGAAATACTCTGACGAATCGCAACAAATGGCCGAGCGCGTGCTTGAGAATTTGGGGGCGATTGAGCGCGGCTGGAAGGCGATAAAGGATACTGCCGCTGAGGCGTGGGAGGGGCTGAAAGAGATCGGCCGTGATGCCACGTTGGAAAGACGATTATTTGTTGAGCAAGAGGGTTTGGAGCGTGCAAAAGCATTTGCAAAAAACAATCCCGATGGTCAGCGAATGGTTGATCAGCAGCAGCGCGTTGTTGATTTGCTGGAGAAGCAAATCAAGATGCGCGATGAGGCTCAGAAGCGTGCAGCTAATATTCGGAAAGAGCAGGCTGATTCGGTTCGGTTTGCGGCCGATTTCGACCGTCTGAGAGACCAGACTCAAAGCAAGGCGGAAAAATTCGCTCGGGAAGAGCGACAGTGGCAAGAAAAGCTGAATGCGCTTAAAAAACACGGCAATCAGACTCAAATTTCTGCTGCTGAGCAGGCCCTTGCTCGCTTGCGACAACAGCATAAGGAAGAATTGGCGGCTGAAAAAGCGCGTGAAGCTCGGAAATCATCGAGGTCGTCCGGGAATAAAAATTTATTTCCGACCACTTCTGCCGGGCTAAGGCTGAAGCCTGGGGCTGAGGCAGGTGGTCGTGCGTTTGGTGGCACTTATGCCGCGATGCACGCGATGCAGCAGTTTTTGGGCGACAAGCTGGTTCGATTTGGTGCGGTAAACGACAAATACCATGTTGGTAAGAACAGCTTTCACAATAAAGGTTTGGCGTTTGATATGACGCCGAATCTGTCTTTGAAGAGCGAAGATAAGGCAAAGGTTGCAAGGCAAATCAAGCAATACTTTGAGTCTTTGGGATTTGAAGACGGAAAAGACTTTAATGTTAAATTTGAAGTCGGCGGTCAGGTCAACAAGAATGGCACGAAATCGACGGCTGACCATTGGCATTTTAATTGGCGGTCTCAAGAGGCGGCGGCACGTTTTGCCGGCGGTGTTGGCGGCCAAGCTAAGGCGATGGCTCGCTCCGGTTTGTTTGCTGAGGCGCGTGAGCGTAAGCCTGAGCTGACCGGCTATCAGAAATGGGAGCAGGAGTTCGGCAAACGCCAGCTCGCTGCGAGTGCCGAGCTGGCGTTGTCGGCTACGCATCTGAATAAAACCTACGCGGAACAGTTGCGGCTGTTGTCTGACCCGACTTATGAGAAATGGTCGGCGGCCGAGCGTAAATCTGCTATGGATTTGGCGATTAAAGCCGACAATCAGGCAGATTTGACGAAAGAGGCGAAGAAATACGCTGATGCGCTGCGTGAGCTTGAGGCGGCAGGCCAGCGTGATTTCGAGGACCAGTTGTTTGAGCTGTCGTTGCTTGGCAAAACGCGCGAGGAAGTCGAGCGACTGACGGCGGCGCGGAAGTACGACAAGCTGATTGCTGAGGCTAGTGCTTCGGGTGCCAGTGCTGATGTCATTAAGAGCTTGCAGACTGCCAAGCTTGACAACGATGGCCGTCTGCAAGAGCAGTTGCGCTTGGTAAAAGAAACCAAGGATGCTTTCGGTGATGATTGGCTGGCAGGGATTTCAGACGGCATGAGAAATTATGCCGATTCCTTCCAGTCGATGCGTGAGGGCATGGCGGATGTCGTATCGGGGTCGTTGGGTAAGATGTCTGATGCGTTAGCTGATTTCGTGGCAACGGGCAAGGCTGATTTTCGCAGTTTGACTGTGTCTATCCTGCAAGACTTGTCGAAAATGCTGATTAAAATGGCAATATTTAATGCCATGAAAGCGGCGATGAGTGCTTGGGGCGGAGGTTATGCTGATGGCGGCGTTGTGCAGCAATTCTCCAACGGCGGTGCTGTTTGGGGTGCTGGTACGGCGACGAGCGACAGTATCCCTGCGTTGCTGTCTAACGGCGAGTTCGTTATTAATGCGGCTTCGACCCGCCGTCATCGTGCGTTGCTGGAGGCAATCAACCAAAACCGTTACGCTTCGGGCGGCGCGGTTGGGGTTGCGCCTCAAGTGGCGGCTTTGGGGGGCGGTGGTGTAGGCAACATGACAGTCAACATCACCATCAACCGTGATGGGTCGTCTGAATCGTCTGCTGAAAGCGATGCGGAAATGGGCAGACAGCTTGCCGAGGCATTGCCGGTGATGATTGAAAATTGGTACGTCAAAAACGTTGTGCGGCCTGGAGGTGCTTATAACCAAGGTCGTTAATTCTTGAGGGATGAAATGGCTAAAGTTTTTAAGTGGCAGGTAACGTCTGAAAGTACGGCAAAGCATACGTTCAATGTGCGATCGGTCAAGTTTGGTGATGGGTATGAGCAACGGCAGAAATTGACGTTGAAGCCTAAGATGCAGATTTGGCAGATTCGTCTTGCGGGTAAAAAGCCTTTGATTAGTGAAATCAAAGGCTTTTTTGATTCGTGCGGCGGTGTTGAGCCATTTTACTGGACTCCGCCCGGTCGTGAGCGTTTGTTGGTAAAGGTTGTCGAGTACACGGAAACGCCGAAGGGCGGCAAGGTGTATGAGCTGTCGGCGGAATTTGAAGAGGTGATGGCATGAATGCGCGGATGAAGGCGATGTCGGGAACGATGCTCAAGGCGTTGTCGGCTACTCAGCAGGATGCGTTGGTTGAGATGTGGGAGGTGGATTTCCGCGCGTTTGGCGGGGAAGTTTTCCGTTTCTGCAATCAGGTTAACGAATTGAATCAGGCAGTCGTTTGGAAGGGTCAAGAATATACGCCTTTGCCGATGTCGGCTGAAGGGTTTGAGATGACTTCGCAGGGTGCTGGCAACCGTCCGACGTTGACGGTTTCAAACCTGCTTGGGTTTGTGACCGGCGCGGCTGACCAGTATAACCAGCTTGTCGGTGTTGGCGTTGTACGCCGTTTGACTTATGCGCGGTTTTTGGATGCCGCAAACTTTAAATCCGGCAATCCGAACGCCGATCCTAATCAGGAAATTATCGGGAAGTACGTCATCGAGCAGATGACGAGCTTGACGGCTGAGCGTGCTGTTTTTGAGCTTGCCGCGCCGTCTGAATCCGATGGTGCGATTATTCCGTCCCGGATTATGCTTGCAAATACTTGTATTTGGCAGTATCGGGGCGAAGGTTGCGGTTATACCGGCCGCCCTGTGGCTGACCGCTATGATATTCCGACCGACGACCCGAAAAAGGACGTTTGTAGCGGCACGTTGACCGGCTGTCGTGCGCGGTTTGGTGCGACGGCGGTGTTGCCGTTCGGGGGCTTTCCAAGTGCAGATAAGGTGATGTCGTGATTGAGCTTTCTGAAAAGGTTCAGAATTTGATTTTGGGGCAGGCTGCTGCTGATTATCCGATGGAAATGTGTGGGGTTATTGCGGATACGTCTTATAACGGAAATTGGTTTTTCGCGATTCGTAATGTTGCTGATAATCCTTATAAAACATTTGTTATTCAGCCTGATGGTTTGGAGACTGCGTCAAAGTACGGCGAAATCATTGGCATTGTCCACTCCCATCCAAACGGCGAGCCGTTCTTGTCGGGGGCTGACCGTCAGATGCAGATTCAGACGGGGCTGCCGTGGGTTTTGGCGGTCGGAGGCCGTCTGAAGCAGTTCCGCTGTTGCCCGCATTTGCGCGGTCGTGTGTTTGAGTACGGGAAGGCGGATTGCGGGGCGTTGATTCGTGATGCGTTTATGTTGATGGGTATTGATTTGCCCGATCACAAACGCGGCGATATTGATGATGACGCTGAGCATGAGTATTTGCGCAAGCATTTCGAGCGTGTCGGGTTTGTCCGTGTTTCAGACGGCCTGCGCGGTGGGGATGTGATTTTGACCAGTTATGGTGGTCACGCGAACCACGCGGCTTTTTATTTGGGCGTTGGGCAAATCCTTCATCATGCTTATAACCAGTTGAGCCGGCGAGAGCCTTTTAACCAGTGGTGGTCTGAGCGTATTGATAGCGTTTGGCGGCTTCCTGAATTTGAGCCTGAAATGTTGCAGGCGGTTGAGAATGATTTGCTGCATTCGGTGGATTTATGATTACAGTGTGTTTGTACGGCGGTTTGCGCGAATGCGGCCGCCGTTTTGATTTACAGGTTTCCAGCCCTGCTGAAGCGATTCACGCGCTGATGGTGCAGATTCCATCGTTACAGAAGAAACTGATGAATGGATTTTACCAAGTCCGTTTTGGCCGTCGGGATTGGTCTGAAGCGGAGTTGAAAAGTAGTTTTGGCGAAACGGCCGAAGGTGTCCTGCATATTGTTCCTCGCGTTCAGGGGGCTGGGAAGAACGGCGGCATCATTCAGACTATTGTCGGGGTGGTTATTGCTGTGGTTGGTGCTTATTTTAATCAGCCGTGGGCGGTTCAGCTTGGTATTGGTTTGGCTGTCGGCGGCGTGGCGCAAATGTTGACGAGGCCGCCTAAATTTGAGGGTAGTAAAGGCGTTGAGAGCAGCCGGAACAGTGGTTTTTCAAACCTCAGCAATACGGCGGCTCAAGGGCAGCCGATGCCGCTTGCCTACGGGCGAATTTATTGCGGCAGTCGTGTGGTATCGCAGGGTATTGAATCGCGCCGTCTTGATGGCGGTAGTTCTTCCGAGCATGGCAACAGTATTATCAGAATGGTTTCGGAGGTTGCGAAAGCGAAGCAGCCTGCCGGGGATAAGAACGACCCGATGGCGGTTGATTTGACGTTGGGTATGGAGAAGTCGTTCGTTAGCGGCGTGGCGGCGGTTGCGCCTAATGGCAAGAAATACAATACAGATTTTTCAAATGATTCCGTTCGCGCTGCTAATTATGTGGCAACGTACACGGTTAATTGAGGGTTTTTGAATGGGCGGTAAATCAGGTGGCGGCGGTTCTACGCCGTATGAGGCTCCGAATACCTTAAATTCGGCGCAGTCTCTGCGGATTATCGATGCGATTTGCGAGGGCGAGATTAAGGGTTTCGCCGGTGGTAACGATAAGCCGTGGAAGTCGATTTATTTTGATGATACGCCCGTTCAGAATGCTGACGGGTCTTTTAATTTCAAGGGCATTGTCGGCTTTTTCCAGCGCGGCACGCCCGATCAAACTTATATCCCCGGCTTTGATGCGTCAGAGCGTGCAGTGCCGGTGTCAGTCGAAGTGAAGAACCGCAATCAGATTGTGCGTGCGGTCACTGATGAATTGGTCAACCGACTGCGTGTGACGGTCGGCGTTGAGCGTAACTACCGTGTTGCGGATAACGGCGATACGAGGCCGGCTGAAACAATTATGTTGGTTGATTTGGTCGGTAATAACGGCATTGTTTCTTCAAAAACTGTGGCGTTTACGGAAAAATCAAGCGGCGTTTATTACCAAGATGTGTTGTTTGACAAGCTTCCAAGCGTGCCGTTCAACATTCGCGTTTCACGCGTTTCGGCCGATAGTTCGACTGACAGGGAGGTCAATAAGACTTACTTTGCCAGCTATGTCGAAATTATCGATGCGAAATTGAGTTATCCGCATACGGCATTGGCTGCGTTGGCCATGGACTCTGACCAGTTTGGCAGTAATAACCCGCGCCGGAATTATTTGATTGACGGCATGTTGGTCAATGTGCCGTCGAATTATGACCCTGTGAAACGGACTTATACCGGCTCAGTTTGGGATGGGTCGTTTAAAAAAGCATGGACGAATAACCCTGCATGGGTTTTTTATGATGTTCTGACTCAGCCGCGTTATTCCACGTTGGCACGCCGTCTGAAAACGGCTGATATTGATAAATGGACGTTGTACCAAGTCGGCAAATACTGCGATGAGCTTGTGGACGATGGCTTTGGCGGTAAAGAGCCGCGGTTTGTATGTAATGCCTACATTACAAGCCGTCGTCAGGCTGGAGAGTTCCTGCTTGATTTGGCAAGCGTGTTCCGTGGGTTGCCGGTATGGGATGGCAACCGCTTCTCGTTGGTGATGGATGCGGATTCTGACCCTGTTGCTATGTACAACAATAGCAATGTCAAAGACGGCCTGTTTGCTTATTCCGGCGTGCCGTTGAAGTCCATTACCACTGCTGTTGTCGTGCAATATGTTGATAAATTTGACGGGTATCGCACGAAAACGGAATACGTCGAAGATCAGCAGGCGGTGAAACGATACGGGCTGAATGTAAAACAGATTACGGCTTTTGGTTGCGATAGCCGTGGCCAAGCCGCGCGATATGGCGCGTGGGTATTGGAAACTGAATTGCGACAGCAGTCGGCAATCAAGTTTACTGTCGGTCGTGAGGGTTTGCGCCATTTGCCGTATGACGTTGTTCAGGTCATGGATAACGACTATGCCGGCAGTGAGGTCTCAGGCCGTCTGAAAGCGGTATCGGGTTTGACGGTAACGCTTGACCGCGATGTTGAGGATTCGGTCGGTAGGACATTGTCGGTGCAAATGGCTGACGGGCTGAAGGCTTTTAAAATTATGGCTCAGCCTGCCAAAAACCGCTTGGAGCTTTCCGAAGCTGTGAGCGTTGAGGCTGGTAGTGCATGGGTGTTGATGGGGCGCGTGAAACCGCGCCTTTATCGCATCATCGGCACAAAAGAGAATGCGGAAGAGGGTACTTTTGAGGTATCCGGCATTTTGCACGACCCGGCAAAATACGCGGCTGTGGATAACCGCGCCCGATTTGAGACGAATATAACAACGCTACATGGTGCTGAGCTGAGGCTGTCTCTGCCTGAGATTAAGTCAGAAGGCGATAAGTTGGTCATTTCGTGGGATAACCTGACGGCTGACGGCAGTGTGTTGTCTTACGACATTAAGATTTATCGCGACAACAAGCTTTACCGGCATATTCCCGATGCGACAACGGCTGAAATCTCGCTGGAGAATCTGCCTAATGGTCAGTATCGGGCGGAAATCCGCGGTCGCAATGCGCGTGGCGTGTTGTCTGCTCCGATTGAGAAGGGTTGGACGATTGACTATGCCATTCGCAGTCTGACGACAACGGCACGCACGAATGCGATTCAGCTTGACTGGATTATGCCGAATACTCCGATGCGGAATATTTCGACTGAGGTGTGGTACTCGAAAGAGAACAACCTTCAAAAAGCGAAGAAGCTGGCTGTGGTCGGGTACCCTCAATCAACGTACACGCTGGTCGGCGCATCGGTTGTCGATACGTTTTATTTTTGGGTGCGTATCATCGACAGCATGGGTAATACGGGCGAGTTCAGCGAGTCTGTTTCAGGTAAATCTGATGATAACCCTGAGCCGTTGTTGAAGCTGATTCAGGGGAATTTGGGTGAAGATTCGTTTTCCACCGAATTGTGGAAGCTCATCAACAGCAAAGGCGTGTCAAAAGCCGATGTTGAGAAACAAATCGGCAATATTACGATTGCCGGCAAGACGTTAAAAGGTCTTGGTGATAGTTTGTCGTCATTGATGACGTTGACGACTAAGGGTAAAACAAAAGACGGTAAGGAAATCATTACCGGCATTGCTCAGGGTATTGACGGGGCGACAGGGAAGTCTGAATTTAATATTCAGGCAGACAAATTCGCTTTGGTTGACCCTAATGGAACTCAGCTCAGTCAGCCATTCGTTATCCGGTTGGTTGACGGGCGCGGCAAGGTTGGTTTATCGGGCGATTTCATTTCAGACGGCCTGATTCTTGGTAAGCATATTGCGGCAAACCAAGAAATTCAGGCTCCGAGAATTAATGGCGGTCAGCTTGATATTGGTGGCGGAAATTTTACCGTCTCCCCTCAAGGTTCTGTTGTTGCCAATAATGCTGTCGTTCGTGGCCGTATTGAGGGTAGCGATGGTTATTTCTCCGGCGTCGTGAAAGCCTCTCGAATCGAGGGCGATGTGATGAAAGTCTATCGCCTTCCGCGCGTTTCTGAAGGGTTGTGGGGTGCGCGGTTGCCTGTCGGCGATTTGCCGTACATGGTCAAATTTGAGGTTGATGTCCAAATGAAGATGAAATACCTCAGAAGCACGGACGACCGGGGTCGGGCAGTTTATCGATTGAAGAATCCTCCTGAGAATATCTTTAAATTGATGTTTAACGAAGAAGAGCAGCCGTTGGATATTGAGCTTCCTGATGAGATTGAGGTGCAGAGGGAGGTTGTTTTTCAAGACGGTTTGCGAAATCGATGGGTGAAGATTCGGTCTCGCGGCTGGCTTCTCGGTCGCTGGAAGGATGGCTTCATCCGCTTTGGCATTAATGTCCCTGAAGATTACGCGATTGTGAATTGCGTTCCCTTTGTTCAGACGGCTTATTTGTCTGATATTGATGAAGAGTACAAGAATCTGTCCGGAAGGATGGTTTGGCGCGATGTCAATGGCGGTGCGCTCACTCGCATGTCGGCGATTCAGACGTTTGAGGGTCGGCATGATGTCGTTGGTGCGCTTCGAATGGCGCGGCTGTATCTGCCGGCGAATATCTACGGCGTTGAATTTGAATACCGTGTCGAGGGGAATAATGACTGGGCGTCCGGTGTTCACTGGGACGGAAGCACGAGCTTTGTTACTGCAAAAGAGTTCAGCCGGTACAACCATAACGAGACGTTCAAGAGTTTCAAGAGTGAGTCCGGCGCGGTTGTGATGTATTCGTCGATTCTGTTTTCAGCGGCTGAGAACTGGCAATGGATTGAATTGCGAAATGTCCGCGTGTTGGTGCCGGAATCTGATAGCAGGAGGTTTTAATCGTCATGATGTGTAACGAAGGTTGGGATGGGTTTTGAAAGTAAACTATGAGCAAAGTTGATTTTGAATTGAAACGCGGCACTTCGGAGCCGCTTTTATTTCGCCCTGTTGATGCATCGGGCAATCTTTTGAAGCTGTCTGCCGTTGAGTGGGCGGTTTTGAATATTCGCCCGATGTATGGCCTGCCGTTAAAGTTTGATTTGACGGTAACGGATGATGGTTTGGCGATTAATTTGCAGCCGTCCGATACGAAGCACTTGGAATGGACGGCGGCGGATTATGAAGTGAAGGTCAGTGTCCGTGGGATTGTGAAAGTAATTTTTGAGGGCCGTCTGAAATTGTCGGCTGATTTAGGGGTGTAAATATGACTATTAAGCAAACGGGCGGCACCATCGTTGGTGCAGTTGTGCAAAACCTGCCGGTCGTTATTGACGGTCGGACGAGTGTTTATGAGGAAGGGATTAAAAACGGGACTTTGCCTCCGGAGATGACCTTTCAGCAGTTTTTGGACATGCTGTCTGTCGGCGTGACTGACGGCGATGTCGACAAGAAGGTCGAGGCGGCGGTATCGGCGCATCTGATTAAGCTGGGTTTGCTCAATCAGAATGGGCAACCTGTTAATCAAAACGGCAATGCTCAGCCTGCTCCGTCAAATAATGCGCAACCTCAGCCTCAACCATCTCCATCTCCGGCTCCAGTGCAACCATCACCGGCGCAGCCAGCTCCGGTGCAGCCTGCTCCTCAGCCTAGCGATAATAATTCCGGGACGGGTGATGTGTCGGATGAAACTTTGGCAAAACTTGACGAAATTTTATAAAGGGTGAAAACATGTCATCAAATTTGGATAAGGCAATCCTGAAAATTGCGGGCGCAGTTGCGGATGCAAAGAAGGCTTCAAAAGAAGCTAAAGAGTTGGCTAGTCAGCCGGTCACTGCGGCTGTTGGCGAAGAAGGTAATCTGAAAATTAATGAGCAAGACACTGGCTTGAAGCTTATTACTCCAAGTAATGTGAGCAAAGCAGTGTCAAATGCTTTGGGCGGCGCGGATGTGGCCAATAATATCGCCAAAGATCAGGCGCGATTTGAGGCTCAGCAGCAAGAGGCGAATATGAAAATCGCCATTGAGCGCGGCGTTTATTACCTTGAAGACGCGCTTGATGATGATATGCGAGCTAAAGTATTGAGCGGTATGTTTGCCCAAAAAGAAAACAAACTGTCTCGAGAAGAGGCGTCGGCGGTATCGCGGAAATTGACGGAATTTATTGCCAAGATTCCGGATGGGTCATACCTGACGGCGCGTAATGGTTCTGCTTTTTCTGTGGATAAAAACATCGGATACATGCCTGATATTTTTGGTGCAGACGGCCGTGAAGTTAGCGTTGGTGGCATGAAATTGACCATTGATGGGGCGCAGCCTTGTATTTATATCAAGGGTAAGAATTTCCTGTTTGTCGATTTTCGTGGGGTCACATTTGTTGTCGAGTCGTTCGGTGTGAACGTTTTCGAAATGGATGGTGGTACCGGCAACACAATTATTCATGGCGGTATTATTCGTTCGCGCCGCTATCTTGAAAAAGGCTATGTGGGAGGCCGTCAGGGCTTGTTTGCTCCGATTGATGGTTGGACTCCTGAGAATCCTGATGTCGGCTATGGTTATGCGGACAAGGGTCTGTACGACCTGGGATTTAATACGACTACGCTCATGCACGATTTGGCGCGTTATCGCAACAATGCTGCTCAAGTTCAAAATGTCAAAAAGCCGGCTGATTTGACGTGGGCGCAAGTCAAGGAACACGAGCGTAATCAGAGCGTTCGGAAATATTTGAGTGTCGGCGGCTACTGGAATGCTGACGGCACGAAGAACCAATTTCCCCAAGAAGACGGCACTGTTTCTGAAGAATGGGGTATGTGGGCTGGCGGTCAGCGTGGCTCGTCTGCAAATGGCTGGGTTTTCTATGATGTCCATCATATGACGGTTTGGGATTTCGACATCCGCGGTATGACCGGCAGTGCTTTGCAGTTCGGTTTGTATTCGACCCGTGATTGCCGCGCTGTAGATGGCGGCGATATTGATACTGCCATCCGTGAGCGCATGGTTTGCTACGATTGCAAGGTGTACGGCGGCTTCATGGACGCGAACTACATCGGCGGTATTGGTGTAGTCCGTGGTGTCGGCGTTACGATTGAGGGAATGAATTGCATTGAGGGCAAGGTTGGTCATCCTGATGCATCGTTGGGGCATTCGCGCGACAACAGTCAGGTGACGGTTGATCCCGGCTATTGGTTGTGGACAAGCCGATATTTGCCTCAAATCGGTATTCGTTTCTTGAATAACCATTTTGGCTTTGCGGCGCGTAAAGTCTGTGATGCGCATACCGGCAACAATATTCAGATTATTGGTAACTCGGGTAGCTGCTTGTACTACGGCACCGGTGTTGTGATTGAGGAAACGTTTGCCATGGATTCAACCAAGGGCGGCCGTTCTGAATCTACCAGCTTTGAGTATCAAGAGTCGAATATCGTTATTAAGGATAACCAGTTCATCTGTGGCTTGAACGGTATTTTCCTGATTAATGGCGCAACCGGCGTGAAGGCACGAAAAGATAAGAATCTGTGGTGGCTTCGCGCGAATATCACGGTTCAAAACAACCGTATCTACGCGCCGCGCGGTATCCCGTGTAACTTCGGCCATAACCGATTTACGATTTCAGACAATAGCTGTACTTTTGCCCTGCCGTTTGGCGAGCCGTTCGGTTTGCGTTATTTGAGCGCGATCAACATTAAAAAAGGCGGCCAAAATTATAGCCCTGACACAAAAATCGTCATTACCGGCGGTGGTGATGGGGCGCGTGGTGGTGCGGCAACGTGTACGGTTACAAATGGCGTGATTACTGCAATTCGGATTACGGCCACGGGTACGAAGTATAGCGATGCGAAATCTATTTCTGTGCAGGCGGTTGACCCGACTGGGCAGGGTAGCGGTGCAGAATTTGAAGCATTCTGCAATGCGGCATCATATGCCTATATGATTGGCGCAGAAGCTCGATACGGCACCATCGATGCAAGTTATATCGTTAATAATACCGCCCGCAATTCGCCGCATGGTAACTATGACAGGCAGTTTCTGAGCGCAAACTTGACCGGTTGTACGGTACGCGACAACCGTTTGGATATTACGCCATATACGAAGGGAACCAATCCTGCGTTGCCGTATGTGTCTGACCGTGATTATGTTCACCGCTCCGGTGTTGTGAGTCAGGGCTTTTATCAGACCGGCACGCACACTGACTGCCGTCATGACAACAACAAGACCTGGAATCAGGTGACAGGTATTTATGCCGATCATATCTTCCGAAATACGGAAACGGCGAGCGGCACGTCTGCCGGGTCTTCGAGCGTTAACCGTTCTGATGTTGATGTTCTGATTCAGAAGGCGGTTGAGGCGGCGATTGCTCCGATTAAGGCCAAGCTTGAAGCCGCTCCTTCCGGTGGCGGTGGTGGTGCGACAGGTCAGCCGGCATCTCCTAGCCCGGATGTTGCAACGCCTGCCGCTCCTAGCAATATCAAATTCAGCTTGGCGAACGCGGAAATTAATGCGCTCGAAGCCTCTGCTGATGCCGGTACTGCCAAGCTGATTTCGGCTGTCACATCGGTTAAAGCAGGCGACCCTGACGGGTGGACTGGCGCGGTTGCGGAAGAGGATGGCAAGAAAGTCATCAAGGCCGTCGCCGGCGAGAATGGCAAAGGTCATCGGTACTTGGAAACGAGCGGCGTGAGTGCAACATCCAACACTCAGACTGCTCTTGTTATGCCGTTTAAAGTCGTTCGCGGCGGTAGCGATGGCGGCGCGTTTATCGTTCTGCCGATGATGGGCGGAAGTCCTGTTGTTGGCAGCATGGTTGCTACGCATGGTGCGGAAGGTTTCACGCTCCGTGTTCCGGAAGACTCTACTGTTGACGGTAAAGTCGTTCGTACAACCGACGTTTTTGCCTACAACAAATGGCATGTTGCGAAGATTCAAATTTCCGCTGCGTTTGACAAGATCCGCTTCGGTACAAGCCATGTGGCAAATACCGGCCGCTCAGTAACCATCGGCTCAGGCTTTGAAATCTTGCAAGGCGATGTCAGCAAGGCGGCAGAAAAAGCTGCGGCTTTGATGACAGCTTACTCAGTGCCTGCTGTTTAAACTAACTGGCCGTCTGAATATTCAGA